ATTTGCGTATAATCCGTCAGCAGATCCGGGACCGCTAAATAATACGCGACGAGCCACTGCTGACCTGCCATTTCTACTTCTTTGTCCATTTCTTTGGGGCATTTTGATATAGCTGTAGTATTCTTGTTTCAATATATAATCTGGTAATATTATTTTATTTTTTGTTTGTTGAATTGTTTGTTGAATTGTTTGTTGAAATGGTTGAAGCATTTTGTAATATAATTTTTGATATATTATAAAATTAAACTATGTCTGTGATGCTATACTATACTATACTATAGTGCTATAACAATCGCAACAATAGAAGTATTAATATGTAGGGCCCTTCTGGCATCCACCACCAAACAACACGCCAATACCGGGCATGGATTGAGACCGACCGATACCACCAGCACTCTTGTTGCAAGCGATGAGACCACGCTGTTTCATGTAGTTAAAACCATCAACACAACCAATAGGAAGGCACTTGTGCTTACAATAGTTCGTATTTGCGCGATACACATTCATCAAATTGGGGTTTAACCCTATAGTAGGCGCAAGACCAGCCATACTTCCAAATATACAACCCTTGTTAGTAAGAGAACTGATTGCTGAAACCCTTTTAGGACCACTTAAAACCATTTTATTTTATTATATATATGCTAAATATAAAAAATATGTGGAAATACTATACAATATTTTATTTTTTCGTATTTATAAATAAAGTAAATTGAAATCATTTAAAGATATAGTATAATTATTAAATATACAATAGACACCCAACGCAAAATGGCCACTCAAGAAACACATTCGCCCACCAACCATGGTGCTGGTGGCAAAAATATTCTAAATGATACCGATATAATTCTCGCCGAAGATGGCCATGGTTATATATTCAACCCTTATAACTCGGCCAATATAGAGATTAGATTGAATGATGTTCAATCTATTCTTTCAACTTATGGCGTTCCGTCTAAACTCTATAATTTCGAATTGTATCGCCGCGCATTTATTCACGCATCATACACAAAACGCCCGCAACTCGAAAATGCGCGTGAAAATATAAAAATAACACCACTGCCACCCAATTGTATGGCATTGCGCACAAAATCAAACGAACGACTCGAATTTCTTGGCGATGGGGTTTTAGAGTGCGTGACAAAATACTATTTATACCGCAGGTTTCCTAAAGAAAATGAAGGCTTCATGACTGAGAAAAAAATTGCCATCGTCAAAAATGAATCCATCGGCAAACTAGCTCTCGAAATGGGGCTACATAAATGGTTTATCATTTCGAAACACGCAGAGGAAAAGAAGACGCGAACCAATCTAAAAAAATTGGGATGTTTATTTGAGGCATTTATTGGTGCCCTATTTCTCGACTTTAATAAAATATCAGTCCACGATGACGATAAATGGTTCGAGAACGTATTTGTCACAGGACCAGGGTTTCAAATGGCACAGAAGTTCATCGAAGCAGTATTTGAGCGCCATATTGACTGGATTGCCCTTATCAAAAATGACGATAACTACAAGAATATATTGCAAGTGAAGATACAGAAAGAATTCAAAACGACGCCTGATTATTTAGAAATACAACATGATATTGAAACGGGATATACTATGGGTGTTTTCTTATGTTTAGGTAAAGAAATATACCATACTGATTCTAGGAGTGCAATCAACTATAGTGAACTGAAATCATTTGCTAAAATACATGAAATTTATGAAGAACGAGGGAATATTTTAGTGCATTTTGCATCGGGAACACATAAAATTAAAAAAAAAGCTGAACAGATGGCGTGTGAATTGGCGATTCAATGTATGTAGTCTATTCAATCTAGTATATCGTACGCAGTGTGTTATTTTTTTAAATAAAATATATCAATAAATATATCAATAAATATATCTATTGATAGTATAGTATATATTAAAATGGATATATCAGAACTTGAATCAAAAATAGAAAATTTAAAATCAAAATTATTAGAGTCCAATCGTTTATTGTCGGAGTCGTCACAAGGCTCTCCTTCAAAGTCTGACTTGGAAGAAAATTTACAACTTAAAAGAAGTATTAGTGAACTCGAACAAAGAAAGTCGGCCATAAAAGAGTCAATAGTAGGAAGTTCTGGCGCAGGTGCTATTGGTCCACCTAAGTCACCCATACAACATGTAGCATCACTTCTTTCATCGGGATTTGATAGCATAAGAGCATCCCTTCCAGATATAAATATAGGCAAGGGGGTCGGGAGCGCTTCTTCTTTTTCTTCTCCGCCACCTCCACCTGTTTCTGCACCAGTGCCCATGCCCGCATCTGCACCTCCATCTGTGCCTGTTCGCGAAGAACAACAGAGTGAAGATATTTTTTCTGAGCAACCGCTTAGTGCACCTCAGGGAGCAGAACAAATACCTATCATAGAAGGCGCTCCAAACATCGGCCCTCATATTCTTCCTAGCGAAAAGCCTGGCACCGAATATGCCGCGATGAGGATGATTGCCGCACTTCAAACAAATTTGGCACCGAAATCCGTAATTGAAAAACTGCAAAATCCGGCCGCTATTGCCGCCGCCGCCGCCCCCACCCCCAAACCATCCGCAGCTCATAAAGTTCGTGTCGTATTTAAAGGAAAAGTTGCAAAATCTGCCACCCAAGAACAAGGCGAGGCAAGCGCTGCTACATCCGCTCCCGAAGTTGTTGTCGAAGACCAGCGAAAGCAAAAATTGGTAAGCCGCGATGATATTATTAAAAAACTTCAATGCGCGCTGCCTGTTTGTGCTGCCGCTCCTATTGAAGCATCGAAAGAATCAAAAACTAAATCAAAACTTGCCCTTACCCTTGCCCCTTTGTCGCTTAGCACTGGAATGGGCGCATTATCAACCCCCAGACAACCAATGGCGCTTCTTCGCCAAGTTGTCATTATTAAAAAAATGCCCAAACATATTTATTTAGAAGAAGATCCCTCACTTTTGCTCGAATCCAGCGCGGCTGCTTCTTCTGATGTTGCTGCTACACCCGCGCGTGTTACCGCCAGCAGAAAGGGGCGCGTATTTGAAAAACCAGAATTCGGTATTATGACACAGGAAATGCAAGACATGGTAATAGGCGACCAAATTGTGCGCGAAAGGTTGCCGCGTGTTCCGCCCCTAGGTATTCGAGCATCTACATACTATATGAATAACCGCGAAAAATTCATTAACTTTATCAATCAACTTTTCATGACATATCATACAGAAGTTGCCGACCAAAAAGAAACGATTTCATGCGACCCTGAGAAAAATAAGGATTTCACGCTTTTGACGCATCAAAAGATAGTCCGCGATTATCTGAATATTTACACTCCTTATCGTGGCTTGTTGCTGTATCATGGACTCGGGAGTGGCAAGACGTGTTCATCGATTGCGATTGCCGAAGGCTTGAAAACACATAAGAAAATTATTGTTATGACACCCGCATCCTTGCAACGAAACTATGTCGAAGAGTTGAAAAAATGCGGCGACGATATTTACAAGAAGAATCAATATTGGGAATTTGTGGGCATTCAAACCAAAGTTGACCCGATGGTTGAAACATTGTCTGCTATTTTATCCCTGCCAAAACAATTTATTGTTGACCAGAATGGCGCATGGCTTGTAAATATTAAGAAATCGTCCAACTACACGTCGCTGAATGCCGGCGAACGCGAGAGCCTTGATGCACAACTTAATAAAATGATTAATGCAAAATACCAATTCATCAACTACAATGGTATGCGCATGAGTCATCTGAATACACTTACGTCGAATTTTACGGAAAATCCATTTAATGATCAGGTTGTTATTATCGACGAGGCGCACAATTTCATAAGCAGAATCGTGAATAAACTGCGGCGCCCGACATCGCTTTCCATGCGGCTATACGAGTTACTACTCACTGCGCAAAATGTGAAAATCATCCTTTTGAGTGGAACGCCCGTAATCAACTACCCCAACGAAGTCGCGATCATTTTTAATATATTGCGCGGATATATTAAGGTTTGGAAAATCCCTCTACAAGTCGGCGCTGGTTCAGTGAGCGGACCACAATCAAAAATCGACAAAAAAATGCTGGACCAATTGTTTGCGAATCTTGAAATACTAGACTACATGGATTACAACGACACATCGCATGTGCTGACAATTACGCGTAACCCTTTCGGATTTGTAAACGTAAACGAACGCGGCGAATATAATGGCGTTATGAAACACGATGGCGCTGCACATGCGCCTGCACCAGCTTCTGCGGTATCTGCGTCCGGTGATATGCCGCAGCTTAGTGATACAGAATTTGAACGTATGGTGCTTACAACACTGAAAAGTCGCAATATAAATGTCGTTCCTGGAAGTATTACGATCGAGACTTATAAAGCATTGCCGGATAGTCTTGACTCTTTTCGATCCTATTTTATCGACGCGCAGTCCGGAAACGTCAAAAATATTCGAATGTTTCAACGACGTATTCTCGGGTTGGCGTCGTATTTCCGCAGCGCACAAGAACAACTTATGCCTGCTTATGATAAGGCGACTCATTTTCGCGTCATTGAAATACCAATGAGCACGCACCAGTTTGCAGCATACGAAGAAGCACGCAAAGCAGAGCGCAATCTGGAAAAAACTGCGCGAACCAAGAAACGTATGGGTGCTACAGGCTCCAAATCAAAAGGTCCATCGGGTGCAGGTGCAGGTGCAGGTGCAGGAGGTGTTGGCGGGGATGATATCTACGAAGACGCAGTATCGTCTTATCGTATTTTTTCGCGTCTTTTTTGCAACTTTGTTTTCCCAACCGAAATACCTCGCCCGCTACCCAAAGAAGGCGCCAATGTTGAAGGCGCGATTAAAGAGGGGGTAAATGAAGAAGATGTAGATGCGCTCAATGCCGCCGAACGTGTAGACAATATGAATGGTGAACACGCCGGCGACGATGTCGAAGAAATAGTGAAAGAAATCGAGCAAAAAGTTGATGCGTCCTATGATAAACGGATTGCAGCAGCTCTCATGCGTATTCGCAGCGGTATGGCGCGCTACCTTACAAAAGCACCCCAGGGCGAACTACAAACCTATAGCCCGAAATTTTTGGCAATGTTGGAAAATATTACAGAACCACAGCATTATGGGCTTCACTTGGTGTATAGCCAGTTTAGAACCATTGAAGGTATTGGACTTTTTGCGATGGTGCTTGAAGCGAACGGATTTGCCCGTTTTAAAATACGGAAAAACGACTCGGGAGCATGGGTGCTCGATATTAGCGAGGCAGACCAAGGCAAACCGATGTATGCTTTGTATACGGGAACAGAAAGCGACGAAGAGCGCGAAATAATAAGAAATGTATTTAATAGCACGTGGGACTATATTCCGGTAACAATAAAACAACAACTGGTGCCGAAATCCGCGAATAATTTTATGGGCGAAATTGTTAAGGTTCTTATGATTACTGCATCCGGCGCCGAGGGTATCAGTTTGCGAAATGTGCGTTATGTCCATATTATGGAACCTTACTGGCAGCCGGTGAGAATCGAGCAAGTTATTGGGAGGGCTAGACGTATATGCAGCCACAATGACCTGAAAGACGAGAAATTGCGAAGTGTTTATGTGATGCTGTATATTATGCGGTTTACACCGGAACAAATGACGGACGACGCGTCTCTGGAGTTGCGCCTCAATGACGTGAGTAAACGAAATGTGCAAAAACCGATAACAACCGACCAGGCATTATTTGAAATATCTACGATTAAAGAGGAAATCAATCAGCAGCTGCTTATGGCGATAAAAGAAGCGTCGATAGACTGCGCCATCCATCGCGACAAGAATTCGAAGGAAAAATTGAAGTGTTTTACATTTGGTAGCGTGGTGTCAAATAAGTTTTCGTATCCGCCGTCGGTAGATAATGAGGAGTCGGATACATCGGCGTCTAGAAATGTGAAACAAACAACATTGAAACTCACCGAAATCACTGCAAGCGTGGCTGGTAAACCTGTGAAATATGCGTATGATAAATCTACGAAATTGGTGTATGACCATAGTAGCTATATTGTATCGCAAGAAGTGGGTGGCGAACCACTATGTATTGGAAAGATGGAAATAAATAAAGAAGGGAAGGCGAAACTGGTGCCGTTGAGCGAAATTGAAAAAGAAACGGGTGCAGTTCCGGTGCCAAAATCGAGTTCAAAACCTCCTAGTGCATCAGGAGCCGGGGGTGTGGCAGTAAGTAGACGACCGAGTGATAAACCATGAGAAACGAGAGAAAGAAGAGAAACGAGAGAAACGAGAGAAACGAGAGAAACGAGAGAAAGGTGAGAAATTCATTTGTGTGTAAAAATATTATACCAAAAAAAGTATAATATTTTATGTATATAAATTAGCTTGCCATATTTGGAGTATACATCGAAGAATCAATGCCATAACTATAAAAAAAAAGCCTTAATGATTGTTCATTTTTATCGTTTATGAGTTTTAACCTATAATTTATTGCTGGGTTTGATTCGTTTGGAATTGTAGAAAACTTGACTTCCTTTATATTAAAACCATCACCCTCATCATAAACTATATCAAACTTTTTTGTAACTATTTCTTTTCGGTTGCTACAACCTCCTTCTCCACGACATTTAAATATATGAAAATTACCTACTATATTTGTTCCATCACCCTTAGCCCTAACACCTTGAGTTATAACCATTTTTTGAGAATCATCCTCTTTTGAATTCCAAGCTTTTTCTTCATTATCATTTAACTTTGTAACTAGTACATATCCTTCCCCCCTTACTATATCAAACCCCCCATAGGATATGATAAACCATGAAAGTTTTGCCACCCCCCACCCCTTTTAGTTCGAGA